ATTCTGTATACCGATATTATATAATTCTAATATTTCTATAGTTCGTATATTATTTAGTCTATCATTTATTTTGATACTATAAATTCCTAAAATTTTTCTGGCTTTATTAAATGTGGCTTTAAGAAATTCATTAGTATTTTTATCTTTCATATATTCAATACCATCTGAAAAATACATCGTATCTGGAATTGATTTGAAATAATTTTTATTCCATTTTTCAAATCTATCGAAAGCTACTAAATATTGAGTTTGTAGTAATGTGTCTTCAAGTTTTTTATATTCTTCGGATATGACTTTATAACGGGTATATGGTCCGGTATAATCAATACCATATGAATCCAAAAGTTTATTTTGACTTTGATTCAATGAAGAGAAGTTGTATATATTTTGAGAAAAAGACACAAAATAAAAGAAGGAAATCAAAATAAATAATAAGTTTTTCATAATTTATATTTTTTTTTAAGGTTATAATACAAATATATAAAAAACTATTTAATTTACCAAAAAGGTAACACAAATTTAAAAAAATCACTGAGTAATCAGTGATTTTTTTATTTAACAATATATTTATTAATAAAATTAAAAATATGAAAAGAATAATTAGATTAACTGAATCAGATCTTGCTAGAATTGTAAGAAGAGTTATTAAAGAAAGTAATGACGATTTATTACAGTGTATTGCTAACGCTTATGGGTTAGGATTGGCTGATGTAATTAAGTTGACTCCTTGTAGTGATTGTCAAGAAAACCCTTCTCCAGAAAACGCTGAAAAATGTTTAAAGGCGGTAAAAAAAGTAGCAATATCAAAAGGATATGATATTATTGAAATGGCAAAAAGAACATTAGAGGCGTCTGCATGTCTTACAAAAATGGGTGGAGACGGTGGTCGTGTTAAAGTACCAGGTATTGGTGGTGGTATGTATTAAATAAAAAAATTATAACAAAAAATATTTTTGGGTAGTCTTAAATGGTTACCCTTTTTTATTTATATAAAATTATATAAGATTATATTTATTTGATATGGCTAATGGTATTACATATGGTATAAATTTTCCTTTCAGACAAAGTCAAAAAGGAACTTATGTTAATTTAACAGAAGAAACAGGAGACGAAATACGTGCAAATTTGGTTCATCTATTACTAACAAGAAAGGGGTATAGGTATTATTTACCTGATTTTGGTACAAGACTTTATGAATATATTTTTGAACCTTTGGATGGTGAAACCTTTGACACACTTAGATCTGAAATAGAAGACTCAGTTAATAAATATATACCTAACTTAACAATTCAAAATATTTCAATTGAACCATATATAAACTCAGAAGAATCTATAGGCGAATTACCATCAGAACAATTTGACATTCCTGTTTATAGGGTGCCTGGCGCTAATACTGAAGAATATACCGCAAAAGTTAAAATAGAATATACTGACGATAATAACCCTTTTGGATCCAGGGAATTTGTTATTATAAATTTATAGTAAAATGGCAAACAAAAAAATATCATACACAGAAAGAGATTTTGAAGGAATAAGAAGAGACTTATTAAACTTTACCCAACAGTATTATCCAGAGTTAATACAAAATTTTAATGATGCGTCTGTTTTTTCAGTCTTAATGGATTTAAATGCTGCGGTTGCCGATAACTTGAATTTCCACATAGATAGAAGTGTTCAAGAAACTGTTTTACAATATGCACAACAAAGGTCATCAATTTTTAACATCGCTAGAACATACGGTTTAAAAATTCCTGGATATAGACCTTCAGTTGCTGTTGTTGACATATCTATTACTGTTCCACCTTTAGGTGATAGTGAAGACACTAGATATTTGGGTATTTTAAGAGCAGGTGCCCAATTTAATGGAGGAGGAACGACTTTTGAGACTTTATATGATATAGACTTCTCAAGTCAATTTAATGCCGAGGGTTTTATAAATAGAACAAAAAAACCAGTTTTCAATCAAAGTAACGGTTTAAATAGTTATATAATAACAAAAAGGGAGGTTGTTGTTAATGGAACAACAAAAGTTTTTAAAAGAGTAGTGAATTCTACTGACGTTGTACCATTTTTTAATTTTTTCTTACCTGAAAAAAACGTTTTAGGTGTCACATCAATAGTACAAAAAGACGGTACGTCATACACAACAACACCATCATATAGTGATTTTAACAGTTCCACTGATAGGTGGTATGAGGTAGATTCTTTAGTCGAAGACACGATCTTTATTGAAGACCCAACTAAACCGGTAGACTCTGCGGGTGTTAAAGTTGGTAAATATCTAAAAACTGAAAATAGATTTATAACAGAATACACACCTGAAGGGTTTCTTAAAGTACAATTTGGTGCCTCAACAACAACTCCTAATGAACAACTTAGTAATTTCACAAGAACAGGTGTTCCACTAAATTTAGCCAATTACCAAAATAATATTGGTTTAGGTTTGACAGTAAAACCTAATACCACCTTATTTGTCCAATATAGAGTTGGTGGCGGACTGGCATCAAATATCGGTGTCGGAGCAATAACACAAGTAGGCACTGTTGATTTTGTTGTGAATGGTCCTTCTGAACAATACAATAGAGATGTAGTACAATCATTAGAAGTAAATAACGTTACCGCAGCTATAGGTGGTGCAAATCAACCTACAATTGATGAAGTTAGAAATATGGTTACTTATAATTTTGCTGCTCAAAAAAGAGCGGTCACAATCAACGACTATAAATCTATAATAGATACAATGCCTGGTAATTTTGGTGCACCAGCGAAAGTAGCAATAAGTGAAGTAGATAATAAAATATCAATTAAAATATTATCATATGATGATAGTGGGGTTTTAACACAGACAGTATCTAATAATTTGAAAACTAATTTAGCCACATATCTATCGAGATATAGAATGATAAATGACTACATTTCAATTGAAATAGCTAAAGTAATTGATTTAGAATTTGAGGTTTTTGTTGTTTTAGATAGTTCGGGTAGTCAAGCAGAAGTCATAACACAAATAATAAATAATATTAGTGGTTATATGTCACCACAATCGAGAGAGTTGGGTCAAAATGTTAATATTGCAGATATTAAAAGAAACATACAAGATATTAGTGGTGTAAATACAATAACCGAAATTAGGGTTTATAATAAAGTAGGTGGCCAGTATTCCTCATCAGAAACCTCACAAAGGTATATTGATAATACTACAAAACAAATAGAATTAATTGAAGAAACAATATACGCAGAACCTGATCAAATATATCAAGTTAGATTTGCAACTAAAGATATCAAAGTTAGAGTTAAAAATCTTTCAACCGTAGACTTCGGATAAATTATTTATTTTGATGATTTATAACTTATCTTAAAATTGATAAAATAAGTATTTATCGACAAAGAAGAATATGTCTAAAAAGTATAGGTTTAGAACAAAATTAAATCAAGATAGAGAAATAAGATTACATATTGAACAAGATTTCGATATGATAGAAATCTTATCTCTTAAACTTAAACAATCAGATGTTTATACTCGTTTCTGTGCCGATTATGGTGTGGTTGCTGGTAGGGTAATAGCAAATGGAGGATACGGTGTACCAAACGTATCAATTTCGATATTCGTACCATTAAGTGCGCAAGACGAAAATAATACAGTCATCTCAACACTATACCCATATAAGAATAGTGGTCAAAAAAACGAAGATGGTTATCGATATAATCTTTTACCATACAAATCAGAGTATGGAGGACACACACCTACAGGGACTTTTCCTGACATTGAGGATGTTTTAAAAAGAAAGGAAGTTTTAGAAATATATGAAAAATATTACAAATACACTGTAAGAACAAATGAAAGTGGTGACTTTATGATTGTTGGTGTTCCATTAGGGATGCAAACAATAGTGATGGACATGGACCTATCTAATATTGGTTGTTTTTCACTTAGACCTTCAGATTTAGTAAGAATGGGTATGGGTGTTGAATCACAATTTGCTGGCTCACAATTTAGGGCTTCTGAAAACATTGAATCACTCCCACAAATAATAAATTCAAGAAAAGATATTGAAGTAGCGTCATTTTGGGGAGAGACCGATATATGTGATGTTGGAATTACAAGGGTTGATTTTGATTTAAGGTCTTTAGGTATTAATATAGAACCACAGGCGGTTTTTATGGGATCAATGTTTTCCACAACTGAAGAAGATGCTTTAGGGACTAACTGTAAACCAAAATTTGATAGTGGTAACTTATGCGATTTAGTTAGTGCTCCCGGAAAGATTCTAGCAATCAGACAAACAATATACACAGACACACAAGGATTACCAATTTTAGAAGAATATAAATTATCTGATGGAGGTAATGTTATTGATGAAGAAGGGACATGGTTAATTGAAGTACCAATGAATTTGGACTATGTAAGTACCAACGAATTTGGAGAACAAGTATTATCCAATGACCCTACAGTAGGAATACCAACAAAGGGTAAATACAGATTTAAAATACAATATCAAAATGAAAATTCCGCAACCGCACAAGTCATAAGAGCAGATTATATAGTACCAAACATAAAAGAATATGGATGGAGAAATTTACCAGGTAGTGATGAAAATGGACCTAATAATTCGAGTTTACAAGAAAAATCATATGCATTTAGTTTAGATTGGCAAGACTATGCACAAATAGATCCAATTACTAGTGGGTTTACGACTTTAGGTCAACAAATGATACAAGAGGCGATAAACTGCGAAGATAGATTTTTCGAATTTAATTTCAATAGAGTTTATACTGTTAGTAGTTTTTTGGATAGATGGAAATGGGGTTATAATAGATCAAGACATTTAGGTATAAAAGAAATAACCAATAGGGATTGTAGTACAACAACAAACAGGATGCCGGTAAATGACGGTGTTAGAAACTTTGATTTAATATTCTTTTTGTTTAGTATACTCATACTTATTTTACATCCAATTTTTATAATAATAATAATTTTATATCATTTTATAATTTGGGCTTATGCTCTATTGGTTGATATAGTAAATGGGTTTGTTGATTTTGTTAATAGAATTATAATAGGGTTTTGTAGAATGATTAATAGAATAAGAAGTTGGATAGGTTGGTCTCAAAAAGATTGTGAAGATGACACAATACCAAGAATCCCCGATAGAACATTTCCAAGAATTTCATTACCGATGATTTCATATCCTGATTGTGACGCTTGTAATTGCGAAACAGTACAAAATCCATCACAAGGTTCTCAACCAACAAATGATTTGACATTACAAAGAGTTAACACCAGTTTATTGGCAGATACAAATAGTATAGAATCATGGTCTTGGGCGGAAACGTCCGAATATAATAAAATCCAAACCTATTACTGTGACGTTTTTCCAGAAGGTTGTGATGTTACAGAAGACGCGTTCAATTTCGCAATTAGTCAAGGTTTTGCTGGATTCTCTGGACCAACAACTAATGGTAAAGATAGATTACAAAAAATACCAATAGCCACTTGGCCATCTCAAGATTCTAGAGTTGGTGCTTTAGGGTTTAACGTATCTTGGGGTCAAAAATTGAACTTAATGAATGCAAGGGCAAGATATCATGGAAATGAGTCTGTTATGACAATAACAGTAAAAAATAAAGACTTTCAAAATGTAGAACAAGTTTCGGGGCTAATGAAAGATCAACCTTTCATTTTAATTTGTGATACAGGAACAATATCTCAATTAGGTGGTGCCGGTACACTGTTATCTTTTACGGACATAGATCAAATAAATGATCCTAACTTAACAGGAGGAACTTTAAATCAATTTGGTAATAATGCAGTTACAGGTACAACGGTTCATAATAATATTAATTTATCCAACAAGACTCAATATTTTATAGAACCATCATACACGTCTGTTGTAAGTTCTGCAGTACTAAAATTAAAACTCACGGGGTCATCACAATCATATAATTTTAAGGGAGGAGTTGAATATTTCCAAGTTATTACTGGTGGTACTTTAGCGAGTTTTGAACAATATTTAACAGGTGAAAGATGGGAGTCATTTTTAGGTCAATATGTTTATGGTGGTGATATGAAATTTAGATGGGGTAAAGGATGGGGGAGAGAAAAAATTTTTGGCAAAGCACCTGATAATGTTGTTATAAGTATTTCTTTAGATACCGCCGGTAATATTATCATTGGAGGTAATTTTGTTAAATATGGGACAACAACGACTAATAAAATTGCTAAAATAGATGACAACGGTAATTATCTATCATTTAATCCCACAACAGGACTTAATGGAATTGTTTATAAACTAATAACTAATTCATCAGATGAGACCTTTGTTGTTGGTAATTTTACAACATATGGTGGAAGTTCAGTACCAAAAAAAATAATGAAAATAAACGCCGATGGTACTGAAAATACAACTTTCTCAGCGAACGGAGGTGCTGGGATTGATTTAACCACAGCCACTTCTAAGGCTAATGATGTTATTGAACAACCGTGGGACGGAAAAATATTAGTTGTAGGTAAATTCAATAAATATAATAACACAACAATAACCGGCGATAATATTATTAGACTAAATTCCAACGGTACGATTGATGGTACATTTAACCCGCCGAACGCAAGTACAAGTGAATATAGAAGAGTTGTAGTGGACAGTAACCCGTCTAGTCCATATTATGGTTATCTTTATGTTGGTGTAAGTTTTTTTAATAACGGCTATGTTAGAAGATTTTTACCCAATGGTTCTATTGATAATACTTTCCCAATTATTGGTGCAACATTTAATATTGATATTTTA